CCCATCGCAATAGCACCAGACATTGTACCGCCTGATGTTGGAAGACCACCGCCAACTTGTGTGTCAACGTACGCTTTTGTGGTTAAATCTTGTGCAGCAGTTGGATCACCTGCCCCAGTAATTTTGTTAGTACCCATAGCTATCGCGCCACTCATAGTACCACCCGCAAGAGGTAGCTTTAATGCGATAGAGTTAGTTACTGTTGTGTGAAAAGCTGCGTCATCATCTAATGCAGCAGCAAGCTCATTAAGCGTGTCTAATGCAGCAGGAGCGCCATCAATAAGGTTTGTAATTAGCTGATCAGCATACGCCTTGGTCACAGCGTCAGTTGCAGCAACGGGCGTACCAATATCTGTTAGTCGTGCAGTGTTAAAGTCTACCGTACCTGTTAACGCAAGATTATGTAAATTGGTAGTACCAGATGTTGCCGTAACATTTCCTGTCAAATTTCCCGTGACATTTCCTGTGACATTTCCCTGGAGATTGCCTGTTACGTTACCTGTCACCGCACCTGTGAGGTCACCTGCAAAGCCTGTAGTAGCCGTTACGGTAGTTCCTGTAATAGCTAAAGCAGAGCTACCACCTATAACCATACCGTTGACTGTACCGCCTGTAAGGACGGCATTACTAGAGTTTAACGTACCGTTAGCGGTAAGTGTGCCTGTGACAGTTCCAGTAGCAGTAGTAATAGAGCTAGGATTAGTGCCTAGTTCTACAATCTGAGTAGAATTATTCTCTGTAAAAATTCGCTTGTCAGTTACGTTAACCGCTAACTCGCCTTTAACCAAGTCACTCGTACTTGGTACGGCTGATGCGGTAGAGCTATTCTTGGTAATAATTACTGTCATGATTTATCTCACCACTTAGTCTTATGACTCCAATAACGAGCCGATAACTTTGAAGGGGATGCGTCTTGTGCGTTATGCCTAGCGTAGTAAGATTTCTTTCTAGCTTTATCTTTGGCAGTCTTGGGATTACTCCCTGCGCCTTTAACGCCTTGTTGTCCAAATCGTATAGTCTTAATTTGATCACCTTGTTTAGCCACAACAACATGACTCTTGGTGGGATGACCAGGAGTACGCTTTGGTTTGTTAAAACCAGAAACGCCAATCTTTTTTAATCGGGGATCTTTCATAAAGAATAAGGGGGCAGATTGCTCTACCCCCCTCCTCTATTAACCATTTACAGCCATTATGAAACCGCTGTCAGGACGATAAGTCTTAACACCGTATAATGTGTCAGCAGTATAAAGAGTACCTAAGAACTCTTGCTTATACTGAGTCTGTGAACGTATGCCTAACTGCTCTGCCAAGATCATTGTATCGTTGTGAACTAGCATAGCTGCTCGGATTTGACCACCTGCTGAGTTTTGTGCAGCAGTCTCAGTGATCGGGCAGTTAGTAGAAATGAATACATCGATGCCGTATAGGTTACCGATCTTTCCATTTTGTACAGGCTCACCGCTTACAAAATCAGAAGAGACATATCGGTCAACACCCATGATTGCATTACGCAATGCAGGAGGTATTACGAATGCACGATTATCCATAGGGACATCAGCATCATCTTGCTTCTGAATAAGGTCACGGAAACACGCGTCTGTAAATACGTCTGCTGTTGTGACTGTGTCGTCAGCGTATGCGGTTAGGCCAGTTGACGCATCACAGAAAAACGCAGCAGCAGTATTAGTCCAAGCAGTGCCGTTACCAGTACCGAAAGACTTACCAAGATCCATAAGGTCTGTATCGACCTGACGGGATAGGGCATAGCCTGCATCTGAAGTATAGAAGTTACGAAGACTTGAAAGAGCTTGTGTCTCAGTAATGTCCTCAATAATGCGTGAGTATTCGTAGTGCTTGTCTATTGCAACTTGCACTTCGCCCTCAGTAGCATTCTGAATTGTTACCGCAGTAGCAGAAGCCTTAACGTGAGCATCTCCACGAACGGGAGCAGGAATGTGAAAAATATCACCCTTCTTTCCTGTTACGCTCATCTTCTTAACAATGTTTGCGAGAATTAGATTCTTCTCATAGGCAGCACGAATTTCGTCCGACCAAATTTCTGGAATAAATGTAGCAGCACTGGTATTAGTTACCGCACCGCCCATATTGGGATAGGTTGAATCAGTCATGTCTTAGATCTCCAAAAGGTTATCTAACCCTTTTTTCAGCATAGGCACGTTGGATTTCTCCTTCCATAGCCATATACCTTTTAGGGTCAGTTTTCATTAGCTCAATAATGTCTGCCCTTCTATAGATCTTTTTGCGAGATGTCTCTGAACTACCGTTAGCACTACCAGTTGATGCAGCATTAAGAGTTTGCTTACGATCTTTGCGTTCAGTCTCTACGGCTCTTGTTACTGTTTCTTGAGTTGATTTCCAATTGTTAAACAACTCATCCGCAGCATTATAGTCGTATCCACTGTTTGCTCGATTGTACAACTCTTTACGAATTTCACTACCTACAACCCATTTTTGAAACTCTGGGTTGACAGCAATTTCCTTCATGTCAGGATGCTTCTGCTGTAAAGCTGTCAGCGTCTGACTCTGTTGCATTTGCTTTCCCAATTCCTCTAACTGCTTGATAGTAGGATGGTTGGCAATCTTTTGTTCTACGGCTTTGTCAGGCTCTGCAAAGAAATCTATTTCTTCGGCTTTTTCCTGTTCCTTGACTTCGCTTTGCTTGAGAATGAAATCATCAACAATCTTTCGTAGTTGACCCACTTCCTCACCTTGGCTGCCCATTCTAGACTCAGCCTCTTGATGCATCTTTACCAGTTCTGCGGGAGTTTTACCTTGGTATTGCTCTGGCAGTTCTGGTTGTGGTTCTTCTACATTAGCTACCTCTTCCGAGACTAATTCACTTGTTTCTTTATCATCTACCTCTTTTAAAGGTTCATCAATAATTTGCGCCACTATTAAACTCCTATGGAAACAAGACCAACATATAAGCTACCCCACAAGGGACTTACGAATCGGCTACCTTGCGTTCATGTTTTATCTTCTTCTGTCTATCTTTAGCCCACTTCATAGTCGCTCCAGGAAAGTGACCAGAAATAGGATCAAGTGCAATCTTGACAGGTGAGATAATCGTACTACTCATCTTTCCGCACGTTGGACAAGGACGCTCTCTAACTTCATCAAGCTTTACAAAAGCTTCATGTATATGCCCATCAGCACATTTAAAGTTAAACAGTAACACTGCTACCCTCCTTGCGGATATGATCTATCGTAGATTCTAAGTTGAGAATTAAAGATAAGATGTTTAACTGACCTTTACGGAACATTAAGTCATCGTTATCTTTTGTGGCCTCAACGGAATTTATATTAACTGCATTAGCTCTAAGCTCATCTAGCAGTCCTTTCCATCCTTCGGTCATAAACATATCGGCCAAAGAATCGTAATACTTTTCTGTTTCTTGATCCATTAAGACAATGCCTTAGCAGTTTCAAGATTTAATTTCTTTTCTTTCAATACAGTATCTGCCACTTTGAGTCGTCTTTCAAACTCTTTATCATCCTCAGTGCCTACCTGTAGGTTAGTGGATACTGCTTTAATTCTGTCATTCTCAAGCTCTACAGGAATAGCTTTAGTCTCTGCTGCTATCTTACCTGCTCTTGCTTGCGACTCCGCAGCTTGTCCGTTAAGCGCATTTGTTTGCGACTGCTGGAACTGGAACTGCGTTTGCTGCGCTAGTTGCGCTGCTTCTTGAGCTTCTGGGCTAGGCTGTCCTGCTTGCTCTAGCGTAGCTATTAGCTCTTCTCTGTTACTTAGATTCATATTATCTATAATAGATTGAATCAAAGAAGGATACATTGGTGAGTCAGCGGGCATAGTTTGTAATAACTGTACTAGCTGAGTTACCTCGTATTCTCTGGCGATTATACCCAAAGAAGACGTTACCTCAAATACATAATCCGCAACAGGATAGATCTCTGGCTCAAACTGCATATAGCGATGAGCAGCCTTAGTAACAAACGGAATTAAGAAAGAATCTTGGAAGTTAACCAAAGTCCTCTTATGTCTTTTTATAATAGCACCTAGCGACATACTAATACCTGCTGCTGTCGCCTCACCATTGATAGACCCTGGAACACCCGCAGAATCTATAGCACCTGTTGCTGTTTGAACCATTCGTTGTAATTCAGCAGCTTGTGCAAATGTAATTTGAGAAACTTGCCCAAAGTTAAATGGCTGTAATACTTCCGCAGGATTACCATTGGTTAGTATTATTTTGCCTGGAGCTACCGTAGGATTAGCCCCGCGAGGTAATCTGGTTGCGTCCATTGCCATCATTGGGTGTACTGTTAAAGCTAGTGCGTCTATTCTTGCTCTAAGCTCTGCATCCAATGCTTTCTGAGAGTTGTATCCCTTTTCGCAAACACCACGACCCCAGAATCGTCCAGGGACTATATCCCACGGGAATGCGACTACTGGTCGGTCTTGCATCATATACGGGTTCATCTCTGCCTTGAGCAAAGTACCACCGTTAGCAATAACTACAATAGCTTCAGCGTAATAGCCTTCGTCTTCTGTAGCATCTGTTAGCTGTTCAACCTCTTCATACTCATCATCGTTTACTAATAGATGGCGGGGGACAAGACCATAATATTTAGTAAGCCTGACTTTATCCGTAGGTTGCGTGGTAAGTTCTGGGTCTGAGTCTAAGTCCGAGTCCTCTGGCGCGTAACCTAAAGGCGTATCTTTATACACGCCCTTCTCTTGTAGAATCTCTACGCTATGGACAGGGACATACTCATCAATTGCTACGCCTATTGCATCATCTACACTTGTCGCAACAGGATCAATTAAAAAGTTTTGAGGAAGAACAGGTCTTAACTTACACACTGTTCTATCCGCTATCTCCACCCCTACGGCCTGTAACTGCCCTTCCATAATAGGCTGTGCAGCAGGACGCATCTCTTTTTGTTCTTCAAGAACTATCTCAGCAATACCCGTACCAAATACAGCGGAGTTAATTAAACACTCACCCACCGCTTTTCTTACCTTGTTCTTTTTAAAATCTGCTAATAGCTTTTCCCGCAAGTAAACAATGTCTTGCTTCTCTTGGTCTAGCATATCGTCTTTCATGTCAAAGAACTTGCCACGACCAAATGTGGCTTCTTCAATCTCTGCAACCGAAGATTCTACGGCTTGCTGTAAAGCAGGCGAGATAATTTTAGATCTTTCTGACTCTCTGTTCCTGTCTGCGCCAGACCAGATACCACGCCACAGCCTGTAGTATTCTTCAAACTTCTGCTCATAGTTAGACTCAAAGTGATCGCGCCAATCATCACACTTACCAATCACCCAACCTTCCAAGGTTTCTTCTATGCCGAATTGATTTTCATTGCTATCTAGCATATTAATATCCTGATACCGAATCTAATACTGTGTAGTCTTGTGTTTCAAACTCATATGAGTAAGACACCTTAGCTAATTGATCTATATAAGCTAAAGCGTCCACACAATCGTCATGTGTTAGTGGGTCAGGAAATTGGAAAAGCTCATCCATGAACTGGATGTTCCACTCTCCTTTATTTAAGGTGCAGACCCCATTCTCGAATCTACCCTGTAACGCCCACATAACTCTGTCAGTTTTCTTTTTGTTACCGTGGGTTAACTCCTCGACCCTAAAAAACTTTTGATACTTACGCATCAAATCCGTAAGGGGAGACATCACGGCTTGTCTTGCTATGCCTTTCTCTATTCCCACAGAGATCGGCTCATAATCTCTAACTATCTGAAATATCTTTTCAGCAGTCGCGTTTAATTCCCAACGACCGCTGACTATGTCTTTCACCCACCAACCATACTCTCCTACCTTTACTATTGCAATAGCAGTGTTGTCAAGCTTTTTATTCTTAGACTTTGCTTTGCCTACTTCTTCAAATCCCGCAAGGTCAATGGCTACATAGTAATCGCCTGTATCGGGTTCGTCTTCTTGGAAGTTAACCCAATCCTCTTTAAACATCTCAGAGCCTCTAGCTTCAAACGAAGCCATAAACTCTTGTCTAAAAGCGTAAGCCGACATAGATCTTTTGGCTGCGTCTATCTCATCCTTATCCAAAAGGTTGTTGTCGTATGAAGTAAAGTGCCATGCTTTATAATTCGGGTCTTCGCCTAAACTGGCTAGTTTGTAGAGTTCATAAAAATGATTTCTACCCATAGGTGTCCCAATAAATAAGCACTCACCTTTTAGGTCTGTTAATGCAGGTCTTAGTATGAGTTCCCATACATCTGGTTTCATGTCCGCATATTCATCAAGAACTAAAAACTTCAGACTTACACCCCTCATAGTCTCAGGTCTATCTGCTCCTTTCAAGCTAATAGTTGTTCCGTTAACTAGCTTGATCTGCATATTATTGACATGGGAGCTTTCAATCACAGGTCTACCTACTTCCATAAGCAGATTCCACATGATGTCTCTAGCCTGACCCTGAGTAGGCGCAACGTAGAAGACTTGCCCTCTATCAGACTTTAATGCATTGACTAACAGAAGATAGGCTGCAAGGCGCGACTTACCTGTCCTACGCCCCGCAGAAACAACCTTAAAGCGAGTCGTATTGTTCCAGACTTTCTTCTGCCAATCCAATAAGGATATGTTTAAG